GCGAAAACTTAAATTACAAGAAAGAATTAATAAAGTAAAAAATGCTTAAGGTTAGTCATATCATCCAAACAAAGTTAAGAATTGCCCTGCTTTTTGGTCAAGGGTATACAAGCCCCTTCGGGGCCCTTGACTCAAAAAGGTCAATTCTTTTATATCGTTTGGCGATATTGCCGTAACCCTTTAAACCCCATACAAATGGAAAAGGAAACCAAATCAATTCAAGAACTCATTGCTGACTCTAAAAAGCACAATGGGTGGACTAACTACGAAACATGGAGAATTCACTTAGAATTCTTTAGTGATAATTATGACTTTATAATTGAAAGAATTGAAGAGGACGAAAAAAGAGCAGACATGGAAATGGGTGAATACGATATGGCACACATGTTACATAGAGAAGTAATGGACTTTATTGATACACAATGCGACCTAAGTTCATTAGTCAATGGATGGGCAAACGCTTTTGTATCTGAATGTAACTTTTATGAAATAGCAAGACATATTAGAGAAACAATGGTAGAACAACAAAACAATATAGAAAATAAATAACCTAGGGGGGGAAACCCCCCTTTTATTCCTAAACTTAAAAATTATAAAATATGGACACTATTACAGTTGAAAATCATGAACTAATCAAAAGACACGAAATCAAAGACACACCATTCACAATAATTGAGATAGAAAATAAATTCTTTGCCACTATGGGTCAGTTTCGATTAACTGAAACCTATGACACATATCAAGAAGCACACGATAAAATAACTGCAAACACTTGGAACAATATAACAAACTTAATTCTAACTTTACACGAAATCTTAAAAACTAAAGAACTATGAAAACAACAATTGGAGGCGACCGCTTAGGGTCAGGACAAAAAAATGAAGTAATTGGAAAAACCTACGAAAGAAGTACACATGATTTAGGATATGTATGGAGAAGCTCCATGGCGAGTGGTACACTTGTACCTTTCCTAAGTGAAGTGGCTTTGCCGGGTGATAGTTGGGATATTGAATTGGACACTTCTGTAATGACACTTCCAACACTAGGGCCATTATTCGGAAGTTACAAAGTACAATTGGACATATTTGAAATACCTATTAGGCTATACCAAGGTAAATTACATATGAATATGCTTAATATTGGAATGAATATGAGCCAAATATTTTTGCCTCAAGTAAGATTACAAGCATTAAAAACTAATAGTAGTTATACTGAAGAACAAGTACATCCATCATGTATCTTTAGTTACTTAGGTATTAGAGGCTTAGGAAGAATTTCACCAAGTGTATCAAGTCAATTCGTTAGTCGTAATTTTAACGCAGTCCCTTGGTTAGGTTATTGGGATATTTACAAAAATTACTACAGTAATAAACAAGAAACAAAAGGATGGGTTATTCATAACCCTATGAACGATGCAAACTTTGCAGGAATTGCAGAAGCTAATGTTATAAATGTAACACAACTTTACTCATTTGCAGGCGACCTAGCAACAGGAAATGCAACCATGAATGCGGTAGATGATATCCAAATTATAATGACAGTTAATGTACCTTCATGGGCATATAATACACAACAACCTTTTGACTATGACTTAAATACTTTTGATACTAGTGAAGGTACTTTTAGCGCAAATGAATTATTTGCTGATATTAGTGTGGACTATGTTTTAGGACCAACACAAGTTCAAATATTTTTTAAAGGATATAAAAATAAAGGTAGTGGTATTATACAATTTAACCAAATTAACCCATTAAAATGGTTTTATCCTAGTGGAGCAATAGTAAACAATAAGCCAAAATTGCAATCGTTTGATTTAACAAACATTGACCTAATGCGTATGAACATTCTAAAAGCAGTAGACCAACCAACTGCATTTGTCGTTAGTAATAGCATGGCAGGGTCTAACTTTCCTTATGAATATACTTTAAACTTTGGTAACGGTGGTTTTAGTATAACCTCAAGCCAAGAAGGATTAGGTGTAAAAACTTACCAAAGCGACTTGTTTAACAATTGGATAAGTACTGAATGGATTGATGGACAAAATGGTGTGGCGGCAGTTACCGCAGTATCAACAACAGGAAATAAATTTACCATTGATGCACTTAATTTAGCTAGTAAAGTATATGCAATGCTTAATAGAATTGCTATTAGTGGTGGTACCTATGATGATTGGCTAGATGCAGTATACACACATGAAAGAGCTAAAAGTGTAGAAAATCCAATTTACCATGGTAGCTTGATTAAAGAACTATCATTCGAGGAAGTCGTTTCAACTGCATCGCAAAAAAATGAACCATTGGGTAGTTTAGCAGGTAGAGGAAGATTAACCTCAAAACACAAAGGTGGTAGTATTAAAATCAAAACAAGTGAACCAAGTTATATTATGGGTATTGTTTCATTAACACCAAGAGTTGATTATTCACAAGGTAATAAATGGGATACCAATTTACTTACTATGAACGACTTTCATAAACCTGCATTGGATGAAATTGGGTACCAAGACCTTATTACCGACCAAATGGCTTACTTTGATACACTAATAACTGAACCAACGGCAGGAAACTTTGTAAAGACATTTAAAAGTGCAGGGAAACAACCTGCATGGATTAACTACATGACTAATGTAAA